AGCTGCTGCTCAGGCTGCACCTACAATCCACTTCCCACTTGCGGATAACTTCGGTGGTGCAAGAACCAATGACGGTAACGACTCTGTTGGTACTGTGATTGCTCAGACTGATTGGGGTCTCGAAAACGAGACAGCGATCCCTGAGATCGACATCAAGGTGGACAGCATTGCTGTTACCGCAGTCACTCGTAAGCTCAAGGCTAAGTGGACCCCAGAATTGGGTCAAGACCTCAATGCTTACCACAACCTCGATGCCGAGGTTGAGTTGACCTCAATCCTCTCCGAGCAAATTGCTCTTGAGATTGATCGTGAGATCCTACAGGATCTTATCAATGGTGCAACTGCTGGTACGCTCTACTGGTCACGTTCACCGGGTCTATTCGTCAACCGTGAGACTGGTGCTGAAATTGGTGCGTCTTCTGCCGCTCCTGATTTCACAGGTACTGTTTCCGAGTGGTACGAGACCCTCATCGAGACCATCAATGATGTGTCTGCTAGAATCCACCGTAAGACTCTACGGGGTGGTGCTAACTTCGTGATTTGTTCACCAGAAGTTGCTTCTATCCTTGAGTTCACCAGCGGATTCCGTGCAAGCGTCACTGTTGACTCTGATGCAGGCTCAATCGGTGCTGTTAGAACCGGCTCAATCTCTAAGAAGTTCGACGTGTACGTCGATCCTTACTTCCCACGGAACGTGATTCTCGTTGGTCGTAAGGGTGGTAGCTTCCTTGAGAGTGGCTTCGTCTACGCTCCATATGTGCCACTACAGGTCACACCTACTATCTTCGGTGTCGAGGACTTCGTGCCCCGCAAGGGTGTCATGACTCGCTACGCCAAGAAGATGGTCCGTGGTGATATGTACGGTCTAGTTATCTGTCGCGGTCTTATCGGTGAGGCTGGTGCAACCAGCTAATCGATAGCGATTGACTAACAATCTAACCCGCTCTCTTCGGAGGGCGGGTTTTTTTATTGCTTAAGATGAACTATTAAACTATTTATATATGAACCAATTAAGGTTTATCCTAAGTTATTGCATGCTTGAAGGCATGGCCGCAATTTAGCGGTGACACGATTATAAAAGGAGGGTTTTTAACTATGGGAACGAAAAGAGTAGGCCTCGCAAGAGTTGAGGCATTAGTAGAGAATTTGAAGAGAGAGCTAAGCTTGGGTCAAGCCACGCTCGTTGGACACAAGAAAAACGTCAAGACTATGAGTGATGGTCTTGTTCTAACAGAGGACGACAGTGGGTCATACTGTCTTTTTGCTGCCGCTGCGGCAACTGCTGTGACCTTGCCTGCACCGGCTGTGGGTTTAGAGTTCACCTTTGTCACTACGGTCACAGCGACTGCTGACCACGTTATCAGGACCGCTACCCTAAACACCGATGGGTTTTTGGGCGGCGTGCTCACAAACTCCACTACTGCTGGGCAAGCTGACTGCTTTAGCGCAGACGCTGATGGCAGTAACGACTTCATTACACTTAACGGTAGCACCACTGGTGGTCTAGCCGGAAGTAGAATTCACGTTGTTTGTATCGATGGCGAGAATTGGGCTGTGGACGGTCAATTGGTTGCCACTGGCACTGCTGCTACATGCTTCGGTGACGCACAGATCTAATATTTAATATTAGATATGTTATTCAAACCCCCTTCCTTCATTGGTTGGGGGTTTTGTTGTATGCGGAACTAATTACTGTAAACAGGAGACCTAGCCTATGTCCTTTCCTCAATTGACACCAAGCAGTAATACGAGTGCTGTTGTATTGCCACCTACTGGCAGTACCGGCGATGTTACAGCCGCACTTCCATTCGGAGTATACAAAGACGATGATTTTAAGCAGGGTGCAGCCGCTCAAGTTGCTTACACATATAAGAAGCTTGGTGGAGATGTATTGGACATCGAGATCAAAGCAGACAATGTTTACGCAGCCTATGAAGAGGCTTGCCTAGAGTATTCCTATCAGATCAACATCCATCAGGCTAAGAACGTATTGTCCGACCTTCTAGGTATGGCAACGGGCACATTTGATCATCTTGGAGAACACTCCACTTCAGAGTTAGACGCGACAAGCGGATCGCTGGTCAACATGAAGTATCCAAGATATAAATTTACATACGCTCAGCGAGTGGGTGATGGTATCGCAGAAGAGGCAGGGTTTGGTGGAAACCTAATAGAATACTCAGCATCTTTTAATCTTATCAGAGGACAACAAGATTACGACTTACAAACGATTATATCTGGTAACTCAATTGATATCAATGCAGAGACAACCAAGGCAGTACCATACGGAACTGGTAGTATAGAGAAGTCGCCACAGACTTTGACCTCAAATCAACAAGACAGAATGAATCGTAAATTTAAGATTCGTAGAGTATATTATAAGACCCCAGCTTCAGTGTGGAGATTCTATGGATACTACGGTGGCCTGAATGTTGTTGGAAACTTAAACTATTATGGTCAGTTTGCTGATGACACAACATTTGAGATCATTCCGTCTTGGCATAACAAATTGCAAGCGATGGCTTACGAGGACCATTTATATACTAGGCTATCTCACTATTCATACGAGATTGATAACAATAGGCTAAGGATATTCCCAATTCCGTCAGCAGAAATTCCAAAAACTATGTGGGTTACGTTTACTATGCATCGTGATGCTTGGGAAGAGGACTCCGATAGAAAGACAGGAGTGAGCGGTATCAACAATATGAACACGTTGCCGTTCCCAAATGTGCCCTACAAGAATATCAACTCTATTGGTAAGCAGTGGATTCGTCGTTATGCACTAGCGTTAACAAAAGAAATACTTGGTCAAGTCCGAGGTAAATTTGCTACCCTGCCAATCCCCGGAGAGTCAGTCACCCTAAACGCTTCAGATCTGCTCTCACAGGCCCGAGAAGAGCAGACATCTCTCAAGGAGGAGCTAAAGACGGTTCTAGATCAGATGACCTACAAAGCCCTAGCAGAGCAAGATGCTGCTATGGTTGCATCTGTTGATGCTGTCTACCAAGAAATCCCACTAGCTATTTTCCAAGGATAATCTGAATGTCAGAGAACGAAAAGAAATGGAAACAACCTAATCAGCCTCCTCCCCCTTTATTTGTTGGGCAGAAGGAAAGGGATCTTGTAAAGCAAGTTAATGACGAACTTATTGAGCGCGTCATTGGCCAGCAAGTTGTTTACTACTCAATAGACTTGGAAAGAACAAATTTTCATCCACTATACGGCGAGGCAATTAACAAAACATTCCTGCCCCCAGTTAGAGTTTTTGCTCTTGTAGAGTATGAGGGAATACAGACACAGTTTGATACAAACATTGGTCTTGATAAAGAAGCCTCAATTACAGTTCATTTTCACAAGCGTAGATTGACGGAAGATCAAGATTTGTTTGTGCGAGAAGGTGACTTCGTGCTGTACGGCGATATATACTATGAGATCACAATTTTATCAGAGCCTCGTCAGATCTTTGGGCAAGTAGATCATAAGATTGAAATATCTGCTAAATGCGTGAGAGCAAGGGAGGGTTTGTTCGATGGCACCTAAAGATTATAACAGAGACTACACAGAGGTGAAAGACGCCGATGGTAATCTAAAAGAAATTATTTTTATGCCATCAACGATTGAAACCATTGACACCGCTTTCTATAACTGGGTCAATGAAACCATCAATCCGTCAGCTATAACCAATAAGGGATTTAAGAAAGTTCCTGTTATCTGGATCTCTGCCGAGCGAGCTTTTCAAATTAAAGCAGATAAAGACTTGCGCGATAAGAACGGTGTTGTTAAATTACCTCTTATGATTATTAACCGAACGGACGTATCAAAAGACTCTTCATTCAAAGGTGTCGCATGGTCGCACATTCCAAACTTCAATGATGGTCTCCGTGGACCCCGTGGTGGCGCTATTTCAGTTGCAAGAAGAATCAATCAAGAAAAGACTGCAAACTTTGTGAACGCCGACTCTAAGAGAAAGTTTGGAACACTTGGCTCCGCTACATCCGGCCACGGCCAAGAAAACTTTCCTTTTAGCAATCCCGGTAAAGTTGTGTACGAAACAGCAACGATGCCAATCCCAGTATATGTGTCTGTTAACTACGAGCTAACAATAAGAACAAACTACCAGCAACAATTAAACCAGATCACAACCCCATTCATGACCACTACAGGTCAAATTAATAATTTCTTTATCAGTCATGAGGGGCATAGATTCGAAGGATTTATTCAAAATAATTTTATTCAATCGATGGACGTGACTGGTGAACAGGAAAGCTCTTACGAAACAAAGATTGATTTTAGAATCTTAGGTTATTTGCTTGGCGGTGGGATAAATGACGAGCGACCAAAGATCGCATTCAGAGAAAATGCGGTTCAAATTAGAATGCCCAGAGAGCGCGTGATCGTAGGCGATAAACCAGAGCGGTTGACTAAGCGAGGCATCAAATCTTTTTATAAAGAGTAATTTGGACTTTAGCCTTTACAAATACTATTTATAATGTGAAAGGCTAAATAACGTAAGAGCTTTATATCATCTAGATTAAGGACAATAGGAGAGCCATAAATGTCATCAGAATTAGCAAGAAAGTTTAGATTTGTATCACCGGGTATCTTCCTCCGAGAGGTAGATAACTCCCAGTTACCTAGATTGCCGGATGCAGTCGGCCCAACAATTATTGGCCGATACGCTTATGGTCCCGCGATGCGACCTTTCAAGGTCAACTCACTAGCTGAGTTCGTAGAGACTTACGGAAATCCAATTCCGGGTGCTTCCTCTGGAGACGTCTGGCGCGAAGGCAACAAGACTGGACCAACATACGCTGCATACGCTGCATTTGCTTGGTTGAACTCTGGCGTTGCACCTGCTAACATTGTCCGCTTACTTGGAGACGAGCACGATCAAAATGATGGCACCGTGCTTGCACAAGCTGGTTGGACCACAACTAACCCATCTTCCACCTCAACAGTTCGTGATCCATCCGCTACTGTTTCATCAAATGGTGGTGCTTACGGTCTCTGGCTCATCCCATCAGGTTCTGGCTTGGACGATGCCAGCGGAACATCATTGGGCACTGGCTCCCTCGCAGCAATTTGGTACATGCGAGACGGAGCAATCGCTCTCAAGGGCAAGCAAGTCACTCATAAGCTACAAGCAGATCTAACTGCTGTCACAGGTAACGCTGTTATGCTCCACTCGGAAGACAGCAACTACACTTTCCAAGCGAGCATTATTGACTCTTCTTATAACAACCTATACACTACTAAGTTTAACTTCGACAGAAACTCAGAAAACTACATTCGCAAAGTTTTCAACACTGACCCGATCTTGACGAACACAAGCGTTGTTGATACAACCACTGTCAACGAAGGTCGAGGCAATTACTTCCTTGGCGAGACTTTCGAGAGTAACCTTTTCAATATTCTCGGAGCATCTGGAAATGCATACGGAATGATTCTTCCAATTGCATCTGGTACAATTAACGACGACGCTCATGGATCAGGGTCTTTTGTCGCTGGTTACCATGACCACTTAGAAGGGTTTAAGAATCCTGAAACAGGTTGGTTCTTCTCACAGGATCTATCAACAGACAATACACACTACGCAGCCGAGCGTATGACCAAGCTATTCAAGTTCCACGGTCTTGACTCTGGCGAGTGGCTACAAAACAATATTAAGATTTCAATTGCTGACGTCCGCGCTCCTACAAGCTTGGCCAATCCTTACGGAACCTTCACTGTTCAAGTTCGTAGAGCATCTGACACGGATAAGGTGCCTGTAATCCTTGAGCAATTCACCGAGTGTGATCTTAACCCAGCATCATCTAACTTTGTTGCTGCTAAGGTTGGTGATATGTTCATGGAGTTTGACTACAGCACCAACCGTCTCAGAGAGTATGGCCAGTATAGAAATCAATCTAAGTACATTAGAATTGAGATGAACCCTGCTGTAGAGAACGGCACTTCTGATCCAGAACTTCTACCATTCGGTGTCTTCGGCCCAATTCGCCCTGTCTCATGGCGTGTGCGCTCTAATGACGGTGATGATGGAGCCACTGGAACTCCATTGTTGAAGGTTATCAGCAATGATAGTACAATTGCAGGTGCTTCTGTTGGTTCTGGATCTGCTGGCCGCATCGCAGCGGATGGAAAAGCAACATGTGTGCTTACAGTCGCGGATGGCGATGCTGATGTCACAGCAGTGGAAGAAGAATTCATTACACTTACATCTACGGATGGAACGACTCGTAGATACGTTATTATTGACGATAATGCAACCACTGTGACAACAGGCACCGTTATCGCAGCCGATACTGATGTCGGTGCCACCACCTCACCCGGTGCACTATCAGTTGGAGGTATCGCAGTAGCGATCAACACGACCGGTACTAAGGCAACACAGAATGCTTTCCTAGTTCAGTTGAAAGCTGCGATTGAGGGCGCAACAGGCCACAATGGAAAAATTACAGTATCTGCTGTCCCGACCGAGGCTAATGGCGCTCAATCAATTACGCTTACTCAAGCAACCGCTGGAGAAGCGGGCAACACAGACGTGGCCGAGAACATAGCCGCAGCAGGCGCAACTATGCTTATCCCACAGCACACCGCCGGCGGTGCTACAACCACGGCATTCGTAGGCGGCGCTGATCTCGTTGGTACAATGACCACTGTTGAGGACGGTCTAATTGCAAGTCACTACTCTCCAAATCACGTTACAAGCATTGTTTTTGGTGAGGATGATGGCACAAGCACCGGTCTTGTTGGCGCGTATCGATACACTGCATCATACGAATTCCCAAGAACTCTATTCCGAATCTCGGCTTCTGATGGTGCGATGGGCGATCCTAAGGACGCTTACTTCGGCCTCCAGACTGGCAAGACTCACACTGACTTGTCATTCGACCCCGGATATCCTGACTACGTTCGTCGCCTACCTGTTGGTTTCGCACAGATGGACACAATCACTGGAGCCGGTACTGATAGAGAATACTCTTGGACTTTCTCACTTGATGATGTTAGAACAGTTATCGATGGCGATATTGCAAGATCCGCGTTCTTCCAGTCTGGTTCTAGAAGAAACGGTGACTCTCTAACAGCTATGAGTGGAACATACAAGCAGATTCTTGATGAGGGTCATGACCGATTCACTTCACCTCTATACGGTGGATTTGACGGATTTGACATCTATGAGTCGGAGCCACTTAGAAATACTGCAATTAGTGCAACTGATACACAATTCTCAAACTACGCATTCAATACAGTTAAGAGAGCAATCGACACGGTTGCAGATCCTGAGTTTGTTGAGACCAACCTTATGGTTGTTCCCGGCATCACCAATAAGAATCTTACTAAGCACCTTATTGATACTGCCGAGGCTCGCGCTGATGCTCTCGCAATTATTGACATCGAAGATGTGTACACGCCGTTCACCGAGAACACTCAATCCTACAAGAATCGTGTTGGAAGTGTGAGCAGTGCAGTTACATCACTACGCAACAGAGACCTTGATACAAGCTACGCAGCAACCTACTACCCATGGGTTCAGGTCAGAGATCCTAACAACGCCAAGCTTGTTTGGGTTCCACCTTCTGTCGTCGCTCTTGGAACATTCGGTTCATCTGAAGCTAAGACCGAGCTTTGGTTTGCCCCAGCAGGCTTTACGCGAGGCGGTTTGACTGACGGTTCCGCTGGCCTACCAGTTGTTAACGTATCCGAGAGAGTTGTTCGTAAGGACCGTGACAAGCTTTACACTGCTAAGATCAACCCAATTGCAACGTTCCCGGCAGAAGGAATCGTAATCTTCGGTCAGAAGACTCTTCAGATTACCCCATCCGCTCTTGATAGAATTAATGTTCGTCGCCTCTTGATCTTCGTGAAGAAGGAAGTCTCTAGATTCGCCGCAACAGTTCTATTCGACCAGAACGTTCAGGCTACTTGGACACGCTTTGTGAATAAGATTGATCCATTCCTCGCGAGTGTTCAGACTAGACTCGGACTCACAAGCTACAAAATCGTGCTAGATGATACCACTACAACTGCTGACTTGGTTGACAGAAACATTCTTTACGCTAAGATCTTCTTGAAGCCAGCAAGAGCAATTGAGTACATCGCAATTGACTTTGTAATCACAAGAACCGGAGCGTCATTCGACGATTAATGAAAACGGGGTGGTTTTTCCACCCCACCCACTATATATTATAGTAGAGTATAAGGAGTAATACTTAATGCCATTCTGGACAGACAGCACGGGCCAAGACCCTAAAAGAAATTATAGATTCCTTGTGACCATTGGTAACATGCCAGATGGCGCAACTTGGTACGCCAAGAGTGCGACCAAGCCAGCTTTTCAGGTTACTGAGGCAGCTCATCAGTTCCTAAATCATAACTTTTACTACCCCGGTCGCGTTGAGTGGCAACCAGTAGAGGTTGTGCTTGTTGACCCTGTGTCTCCTGATGCATTGGCTAACATCCTTTCAATTATTCAGGGCTCTGGTTACAAGCCGCCCGCCAACTTCACAGAGACCACCACTATCAGCAAAGCAAGTGCAGTTAATGCGTTGGGCGGTGTTGTTATTCAAGTAATTCAGGCTGATGGCGCAATCCTTGAAAACTGGACCCTCAACGGAGCGTTTATTACTAATGTTTCTTACGACGGGCTCGCATATGATAACGATGAGATCTCCACAATTACTTTACAGTTCCGTTATGACTGGGCAGACTGCGTAACCGCTAACCCAGCCTCAGGCGTTGCTGGACCTAACAACGACTTCTTTAAGTTAAACCCAGCCTAGTTTAAAACAATTCGAGGTGAAATTTGAGTAGAAATAATCAAGAGCGACTTGGCGCTCCGCAAAGTGCAGCCCCTGCACCGCCAATCGCTCCAACCGGCGAGTCTTTCTCGTTTGCGACTCCAACAGAATTTGTAGAGTTGCCTACAGCCGGTAAATACTATCCACAGGGGCATCCACTGCACGGTCAAGACAGTGTTGAGATTCGCTATATGACCGCGAAGGATGAAGACATTTTGTCCTCTGCTACCTTGCTAAAGAAAGGTATTGCACTTGAGAGGCTAATTCAGAATGTTCTTGTCGATAAGTCAATCGATGTTAATTCGTTGTATATCGGCGACAAGAATGCAATCCTTATCGCTGCTCGTATAACTGGCTATGGCGAGACATACGAGGCGAAAACAACATGTCCAGCATGTAGTTCAACAATGAACTTCCAGTATGATCTATCACAGCTTGGGTTAAGACATGGAGATAAGTGGGGCGACTATGCAATTAGGCGACATACAGATGATAGGTTCATCATTGCCCTTCCAAACACAAAGGTTGATGTTGAGGTTCGTCTGCTAACAAGCAAAGACGAGGATTACCTTTCACAACTAAAAGAAAACAAGAAAAAGAAAAACCTCCCAGAGGCGAACCTAACAGATCAACTCCGCATGATTGTTTGTTCAGTCAACGGACACTCAGATCCAAAGTCACTGCAAGCTTTTATTGATGGTTTGCCAGCGAGGGATTCCAGATACTTAAGAATGGCGTATGAACTAATTGTGCCAAACGTAAACATGACACAGGACTTTAGCTGTGAATCATGCGGTCACACGCAGGAGGTAACAGTGCCCTTGTCGGCAGGGTTTTTTTGGCCTGACCGATAAGTACATGGCCAATGTTTATGAGGAATTTTTCCTTTTAAAGTACCATGGTGGCTGGAGCTTTTCCGAGGCTTATAACTTGCCAGTTGTTTTGCGTAGATGGTTTTTAGAGCGACTAGCAAAACAAATTACAACAGAGAACGAGGCCAAGAAAAAAGCATCAGGAAAGAAGACATACGACGTTGGAACCGGGCCTGATCCGGGTAGACCAATGATACCAAAAAGATGAATAAAGGCTGATGTTGAAAGACTTCAGCCTTATTTGTTTTTAGAAACTAATTAATATATAACGAGGGAGATCACTCTATGCAGAATCTTAAAGAGGATAAACTAGAGGAAGTTGTAATTGACTTTCAAGAGATGCGATCACAAGAACTAAATGAAAGTTTTTACATGGCTCTTGGTGCATCCATTCGCCTCGCTATCGATTCTATTTTCGGGTATGGATTCTTCCCAGCAAAGTTAAAAGTAAAAGGCACTGAGCGTGAAGCAAAAGCGTTTGTTAATGCACTTAAGTCTGAGGCTAAGTATGTAAAAGCTGCAAAAGACTATGGACTTACTAACCCAAGAACATTTAAGAGCAAAAATAAATTGACCAATGCTATCAAGGGCTTCGAAAGAGTAACTGGACTTAAGTGGCCGTTTAAGTAGGAGATTCTAAATGGCAATTACTCCAGAAGAAATCCAAAGGTTAACTGATGCTTATTTGCGACAAAAGCAAACTGTTGACCAACTCCGTGACGCTCAAACTAGTCTTGCCTCTGGCACAGAAGCTTATAGAAACGCTACTCTTAGGCTTCAACAAGCAGAGGTTAACACAGCACAAGCTGAATTAGAACTCGCGATCGCACGAAACGAAACTGCCGACACGATTCAGCAAATTACAAATGAACTAAATCAGTCTACGGTTGCATTCGAAGCTAACAAAGCCGCTATAGAGGCCGCAACAAAACAGGCTGAAATAGGCCAACAAACGTTTGGAAACCTAGCTGGCCAGATTGGATTGATGGACGAGAGTGCTAGGCAGTCAAACCTAACACTCAATGTACTCTCAGCGAGTGGTCTCAAGGGCTTAATGAAGGGCGCTGCTGACGTATTGAATCCATTAAATATGTTGCAATCGATTTTTGCTTTGACAATTGAAAGCTCTCTTGAACTTGCAAAGGCACTTGATGAAACTACGTCTTCGCTAAACATGACCACTGGACTGGGTGACGAGTTTCACGATAGTATTGTAGATCTGCAACCAGCACTCAATGATCTAGCGATCTTTGTACCAGAAATTGGTGAGGCCTTCGGAGTTTTAGGAACTAGGCTTGGAACATTCACAAACTTAAGCAAAGACGCGCAAATGAATATTGGGCGCACAACAGCAGTGCTAGGTAAGTTTGGCGTGTCAGCAGAGCAGACGGCAGAAAATATTGGTATTATGACAGCTACCATGGGAGTCTCGGAAGAGCAAGCAGCTTTCCTTCAGGCTGGCCTAGTAAACATGGCTAATGAAAATCAAATTTCTAGCGTGCAAATGATGAATGACTTTGCTGCAACTGCTGAATCTTTGGCTGCTTTTGGCGACCAGTCTGTTGAGGTCTTTGGTGATTTGGCTATGGCAGCTAAACAAAGTAACATGGAGGTTAGTGAATTATTAGGCATCGCTAGCCAGTTTGATACTTTTGATGGAGCTACTCAAGCTGTTGGTAGGCTCAACGCTCTATTGGGTGGCCCTTTCCTTAACAGTTTGGAAATGGTTATGGTAACAGACCCGACGGAAAGAATAAGTATGCTGTCTGATGCTTTGAATGCCACCGGTCGATCCTTCCAAGATATGTCCTACTATGAGAGAAGGGCAATTGCAGATGCCGCTGGGCTATCAAGTGTTGCCGATTTAGGCAAGGTCATGAGTGGTAACTTTGAAGGCCTAGCAGGTAATATAGGTAAAAGCGCCGAAGAGCTAGAAAAAATGGAAAACATGCAGGCTGACTTTATGAGTCTTACTGATGAAATAAAATCTTTATTGATGGAATTTGCTTTCCCGTTCTTGGAACCAGTTGTGCAGGGTCTTAAATCAGCCATAAAATTTGTTAAAGATCTATCTCCTGAATTCAAAAAGAGTCTTGCTATTGCGGGCGGTCTTTTAGTCATAGGTAAGATTTTCAGTGGGTTTATGTCTGATACTGCTGAGCAATCCGAAGCCATTGCGGCTGGCGGTGGTGGTGGTGGAATAAGTGGCTTCCTTGGAGATGTGGCGAAAGGCCTTTTGCTTGTTGGGGGAGTGATCTTACTAGTGAAGCCAGCCTTTACTCTATTGTCTAGTTTATTTGAGTCAATTGGTTCTGGGCTTTCTGGTCTTATGGAATTAGGACCGGCTTTAGATGCTATCAAGAGCGTTGGTGCAGCAGACTTTTTGGCCACTGCCGCTGGTATCAAAGCTATCAGCACCGCAGTAAACGATATTGAAACCGATAAGGCTGTGGCTATTTCCACAGTCTTCGATTCGGCAGCAGCTACAACAGCTACTCAGACAATTAATTCAGCAGCAATGACTTCAGCGGGAGCTAGTGCAGCAGGAGCAACTGGCCAAACGATGGTCGCAGCCCCGATTGAAATAACTACCAAGCTTATGCTTAACGAAAGAGAGATGGCATCTGTTGTACGGAAGCATGAAACGCTTCTTAAGTTGGCTGATGATGCAACTAACGTGTAGTATGGTCGATAAATTAAGTTTGGCTCTACTTATAAGTGGAGGGTTATAGTATGAGTAAGGGTAGAAAGAATCAGTCAAAAGATACTGGTGACGGTAGTCTTGAAGTACAGGAAAGCTCCCAAAGAGAATCTACCAATGAAGGTAGAGAACGAGGTGGTCTGGCTGGTCTTTTTAACTTTGGTTCACAAAATAGTCCGTTCGAGGCAAACGATGCCAGCGACGCATACGCTCAGAGAGGCTATTACCTAAGGTTTACTCATATCCCATCAGGAAGGCAAACATCTTTCAAAGCTTTTATAACAAACTTTCAAGACTCATATGCATCTAACTGGACTCCACAGACTGCTTACGGCAGAATGGATCAGATCTACACATTCCAAAATACAACGCGACAATTGTCGGTTAGTTTTTCAATTCCTGCCTTTGACGAAGAAGATGCACGGTGTAACCTAACCAAATGTACAAACTTAGCTAGACAACTGTACCCATATTATAGTAATGGTGCAGGTAATAATGCTAGCACCATTGCAAAAGCACCGCTAATGAGGGTAAGATTCGCCAATTTAATTAGAGACGGACGTTTTTCGGGTGACTCACGGGGCCTTTTAGGTAAAATTAACGGGTTTACATTCACACCCAATATTGATCATGGATTTTACGACTTACAGAACTTTCTATATCCAAAAACAATGGAAGTTACCTTTACTTTTGATGTGTTGCACGAGCATATTATGGGCTGGACTGATAATGCACCCGGTCCTGATATTTCTAAGACTAGCACAGGCATATCGTGGTCTGAGGGCAAGGCAGGCTTCTTTCCCTACGCGAGATCTTACACGCAACAAACAACTTCTACAGACACCACATCAGATGCGGATGCCATTGACGCAGACGCAGACGACGTTGCAGCCGCTGCGGGTCTCACGTTCGAAGATCAAGAAGCAGCACTAGATGAAATTATTGATTAAAGTACACACGAGGGTTTAAAAGTGCCATACAGATACACCGGAAGAACAATTATTAGAAATGACTCTGAAACTTATGAAGAACTAGTTTCCCCTAGAGATGTGCCATATGTGGACCAGTACAAGACTCCAAGACTAAAGCACCCTTCTAAATTCGAAAGGTTAAATCTAACCAGAGATAGGCATACTTGGAAGCTTGGTGATCGGTATTGGAAGCTGGCTACAGAAAATTACGGTAGCCCAAAATACTGGTGGGTCATAGCTTGGTATAACCAAAAGCCAGTTGAAAATATGCTCAGTCCGGGTGACACAATTATTATTCCAAAACCCTTGCAACTTGTGCTGGAATATGTTAAGTATTACTGAGGTTATAAACAATGGCTAATGGCGACGAAAAGCCACCAGAAGAACAGAATTTCTTTGAGAACCTTCGCGATTCCGCTGCGAAAGTTATTGAAGTTGCAGGCGATGCCGCTGGCGCTGTCGCAGAGTCTGCCGGTGATATCTATGATGCGGCCTTGGCGGGTGGCGTCGCAGGCGCACTTCTGCAAGCAAGCATCGAGAAAGAAGAACTGTTTCAGAAAGCTGTAGAGGCTTTTGCCGAAGCAGGGGTGAAAAATCTAAGCAGTGAAGAAGAAGAAAAAACCCTACAGAATAGCATCAACGCCAGAGGTAGCGATCAATGCTATCTTGCATATCATATGAAACCTCTGTCGGATTTACATGCTCAGACAATAATAGATTATAACGCTCTATCTGACTTTGCGGGCGATGAAGGTGACATTGTAAACCAAGCTGCTAATGATCTGCTAGCAACTGAGTTTTCTCGTTTCCCACAATTTAAATATAAAAACAGCCATCTTTTAGACACACCAAAGGGACAAATCGCTGAGGTGGTCCCCAAGTTATTCCTTAGGCCAGATACATTAGCTCTACTAGACGCAACAACCGCAGAGTTATCTAATTTAGTGCCGATGGTAAAAATCTATAAAACAGTCTATGACGACGATAATACAACTTATGAAGTGCCTTTTAAGTTTTATAATCATACAGTTAACAAAGACAATGCAAGAGAAGACTGGTATCAGTTTGATAGTTTCGAAAAAACACCAGCAGCAGGTGTTCAAGCCAGATCCGCAGTGGGAATCAAGTCTTTTGATTGGCAGTATATTTCAGGCAACCCAGACACAGTAAAGAAAGACATTACTGCTAAATTAGTATTATTTTTTCAAAGTATGGATGAGTTGATACGATTAAGAAATTACAGCGTGAGGGATAGCAATGGGCAACAAAAGGATGTTCAATATTCGTATCTAGATCTCGTAGTGAATCCTGCTCGCCGTCAACCATCTTCAACGCCAGAATCAATTAATCAGGACACAAGCCAATCCGAAGGTCGAGGCAAACCCGAAGGTGCGTTTAATCAATTTGATCCCTCGGAGTATGAAATTAAGGCATCAGTCGGCTGGGCATCTGGTAAGAACAATGTCAAAGAAATAAGTGAAGAGCTTAAAAATGCGATTGATAATACCAAGACAAATTTGTTTTTATCCTTGACAGACCATGAATTTTCTTTCAATCAAGATGGCAGCTTTGAGTTGCAAATTTCATATCGTTCGCGCCTAGAGGGTATCTTAGAGAGCCCTAAATCAAACATTTTGTTTTGCGACAAAAAGCTAATGAACGAATCGGCAGCATTCAAGCTTTTAATTCAATATGAAGAAGAGATTGAAAAGCTAGGCGGCCAGAAATGTGCAGACAATAAGAAACAATTAGAGGACACAAAGAGAAAGCTGGTCAATATACAAGATAGTTTGAGGCTCGAAACATATAAGTTTATAATTTTAAACATGTTGCGCCCAGAGAGATGGCTAGGATACCAGCCTGTTAGAGATTCTGCACCAGAGTCTGACATGCCGCAAAGGCTAATTTACTCAATGCTTGTTGACCCCATCGGTTTCGGTGAGTTTTCAGATGTTGGAGTCATGCCAGAAAACTTAAAGATACTTGATTATGAATCGGTGACAACGCGAGAGATGGTATTTAAAAAACCTGATTGGGTTCACCCGTCCAGTGAGGCTAATATCAGTGGCGATAAGTTGATATACCGACCAGCAAACCCAGACGAGATGATTATCAATTTCTTTTATTTGGGCGATCTGGTTGAAATGCTAATGACGACCGTGTTTGACACGGAAAAGTACGATTCGATACCAGACAGTATCAGGAAAAAGTATTCATTTAATAGAGCTGAGATAGAAAAACTAAGGCTCTTAATGGGTCCAATGCAGTTTACAGATCCGCGTACTGGAAACATCGAGACGATAAACATTGCTGATATTCCAGTCGGTCTAAGAGCATTCACGGACTTTTTTCATCGCAAGGTGATCAAACAGCAGCTTACAGTTTACAACTTTAAATCATTCTTAAAAGATCTGATGCACGATCTAGTAATTACTGCCTTGGGCAAAGAGTGTTTTGAGGATATCCAACAAACAAACGGACGACTAAGAAGCACATACTTAACAGCCCCAGCCCTTAGCGACGGTAGTGATCCTGTCGTAGCGAAAGGAGATAAATTTGCTGTCACCACTAGAGTGGATATGGATACGATTAATAACAGTAATCCTTTGTTTAATTATGGATCCGCAGACAAACAATTGTCAGACAAACAATTGTCAGAACACTATC